CCATGTAGGTGGTCTGGGCTGGCTGGATGGATAACTAGTGTTCCCGCTTTGGGAACTATCTCAACGTTGTGGTTTGGATAATAAGTATGACCGCCTTGGTAATCTGTGTTTAAATAAATTACAGACCCAAAATCTCTATGGTGAAACCATTCATTGTCTTCATGATCAACATTAGTCATATCGTCAGCATGTGGCTTTTGATCCATTCCTGGGAACCATCTTGAGACAGATAAAAGATCTGCGTAAATTTCTTCAAGACCATAAAGCTCTTTAATTTTACTACCAATATTATCTTTAATTTGAAATAGTTTGTTTCCTATTTCTTCACTATATTCAGTTTTAATTCTATAATCACTTAAACTTCTATTGCTCCAAAGAGAGTCTTCTGGGTCATGCTCCCAAGGCTCAATACTTTTTACTAAAAAAAGAATTTCTTCGCATTCTTCTAAACTTAAAAAATTATCTAAAGTTTTTGCATTAAAAATCATTAATGAATTATATCATAGATAACCTATGATATAATCTTAATATGCCATATAGTGTTGGAAAAAAGGGGTCATACGGTTGCTCAGGCTACCCAGCCCTTAAAGATGATGGAACCGTAATGGGTTGCCACAAGACTGCCGAAGAGGCAGCTAATCAAATTTATGCAATCAACGAATCTGAAGGAAATATTCCAGACAAGGGTGTCGGAATTAAAAACCCAGAAGAGTGGCCAGAAACAGCAATCAAGTCAGAAACAGATAGGAATGGCATGGGGTCTAAGATTGGACAACCAGAGCCAGCCTCTACAAAACCCTCTGCATTAAAAGATCCTAAGAAAAAACCAAAGACTAGAGTTGGAGGTGTTGGTGGAGATTCTTCTGGTGCAATTGCAACTACAAATGGTGGAACCTCTATGGGCACTAAAGTAGATGAAAAAGTTGCTCCTTGCTGGGATGGATATACTCAGAGGGGAATGAAGCCAGGAGAAAACGGACGCATGGTCCCTAACTGTATTCCAGTTTCTAAGGCAGAATCTCGTATTACTGAGGGAGACTTCGTAAGTGCAAGGACCACAGAGGGTATGGTCATTGGTCAAGTAGAACACGTTATGCGTGAAGGTGGTCGATATGGTGAGCCAGAGAACCCTTACTCTGTTGAGTCTACTCCAGAGAATCCAGCGGTAGCTATTAGAATTTTAGAAGAAGACGATGAAGTCTATTACTACACACCATATTCAATCGGTGCTTTGATGTCAGATGTTGAAAGAATTAACATGCCAAACATTAGTATGGAAGATTATGAGGATGATGATTATGATGAATACATGGACAAAGCTGAAGGCTACAGCCCTCCTGCTGGGGCTAGGAGTGCTGCTCGTCGTGCTATCAAGTTCAAAGAAGACGGAAAAGCCACAGGAGCTGGAACTGCAGTTGGATGGACTAGAGCTAGACAATTGGCTAATGGAGAGACACTCTCGCTAAGCACTGTAAAACGTATGTACTCTTACTTTTCACGTCACGAAGTTGACAAGAAGGGCAAAGACTGGGGAAACCAGGCAAATCCATCTAATGGATACATCATGTGGTTAGCCTGGGGTGGAGATGCTGGATACTCATGGTCTCGTAGAATTGCACAGCGTGAGGCAGACAAAGCATTGTTTGCTGATTTTGGAAAAGATTATACTTCAGCTACAAGACTAATTTAGTTTTGCTGAATATTTATTAAATATCTAACGCTATCAATAAAACCAGCTCTTACAGCAGTCTTCAACATCTTATGAGAAGATGATCCATACTTGGGCAAATCTGAAAAGTAAACTATATACTGAGTTTCTGGATACCTAGATTTTATTAATGCAGCGTTGGCAATTGCCTTCTTAACGTTGTCAGTTCTTTTAGCTCCTGGCCTTTTGCCTTCGCCTTGTAGTCCACCCTTTGCTTCAACATAAACTTGGGTGCCACGAAAATTATAAGCAAAGTCAACCTCACAGCCAACATCTTTAACAACAACATTTTTTTTAATGTTTTGTTGTCCAAATCTACCAAGGTCTTCAAGAACCTGTGATTCAAAAAGATCTCCAGAGTGCTTAGACTCTGCTTGAAAATTAGTAATAGTCATAGGACTATGGTATCAGATTTTGGAGGGTACGTCAAGGTTATTACGGGACAATAGCAATACTTCTTATACTTAATAATCTCAAAATATAGCTCTATTCCTATTTTATGTATTTTACCACAATTACATTTATAGATCACCCCCAATTTTACCAATCCTTTATGAATCTGCTATACTTTAGGCATGGACCTAGAAAAAGAGATTGATGCTATACTCTTTGAGCTAATAAAAGATATCAAACTATACAAGATTGATAGTGATAATACTGTTATGGATGTTGAGTATCAAAAGTATACCGCCAAAGTTTTGAGGGTATTTATGAATTACTTAGCAGAAGAATAACCCTTGACTTTGCCCTACGTTTCCTGTATAATTTAGCTATGGAATATTGGTCATGGATACTTGCTGTAATTGGCGTAGCTGGAATTTACTTTGTAGGAAAGAAAACCCTTTGGGGATGGTTTGTGCTTTTGTTTAATGAGGCTGTTTGGATTATCTATGCTATTATTACAGAGCAGTATGGGTTTATTGTTTCAGCGTTTGCTTATGGAGCGGTATATATTAAATCTTATCTACACTGGAGAGAAGATGCTAAAGTTTAAAAAGAATAGAGAGGACACTAATGGCTAAAATGGCAGGCCTTCACGCAGAAGGCTACACCGATTCAGACTTAGAAACAGCAGAAATTGTTGAAATTCTAGACTCTGTGCTAATAGATTAAGGAATTTTATGAATTACGACTATTACAATATTCCTGATGAATACGAAGAAGGAAGCTTCTTGCATGGAATGTCCATGGGGCAGGCTCACGGTTATGACAAAGGTCTTTTTGAAGGCAAAAAAGAAATAACTGACTCAGTTTTAGAGTTCTTGCAAAAAGAAATAGATAGTACTCTTGATGAGGCTGACCCTGTAAAACAATTTTTAACCAAGATGAATGACTTTGTGCATACAAATCTGATGCCTAACTTAGAGCCAAATGTCATAAACAATTTTATAGAAGAAAAGGATAGGCTTAGGCTTATAGAAATTATAAATGAGTCAGAGTCTGCTGGGTTGCTGCAAAGATCCGATCTTGAGATGGTTCACTCAAATGACGGCAGAGTAATGCTTTGGGATGCAGAGAATCCAGAGTTTTGGAATATTGTAAAAAAGTATTTAAATCAAGTTTCTAGCAACTACAAAGAAAACCTCTATCCTCACAATGTTGCAATGCTAAAGTATTACCCTGGCCCAGGCATGGCTTTACACACAGATAATGATGGTGTTTGCAGGAAAACTTGTAGCGTAACTTCCGTTATATACCTAAATGATGACTATGAAGGCGGAAGAGTAAGTTTTCCAGTAATAAATAAAGACTACAAAATGACTGCTGGTTCTGTAATGCATTTCCCTCAAAAAGGTATGCAGGCCTATCATTCTGTTGGAGATGTCTTATCTGGTAACAGATACGCAATTTTAACCTGTTATACAGATGATCAGTCTATTGTAAATGAACTTTACAAAGATTTTTATAGCGATTGAGATAAATGCTTTACAGTGACTTAAAGATTGTAACCTATCCAAGATCTGGATTAAATTTTTTCAGGGAATTGCTTGAGCAGCAAAATCATTCGTTTGATGCTTCTCACTCAATTGATGAATTTGGAGAAGGGATAATCCCTATTACTATAGCAAGAAATCCAATAGACTCCGTCTGCTCTCATTTTGCTATGGTTAGTTTTTATCATGATGGTGGAGATTTTTTACTTTTAGAAAATTTTTTACAAGATTATATAAAAAGCTATGAATGGTTTTTAAATAATAATACTTATATAATTTCTTATGATGATTTGGTAGAAAACCCCAAAAAAACAATTAAAAAGTTTCTGACTAGTTTTAGCCTTTCTCATGTAGACATAGAGTACAATATCAATACTTTAAAAGATGATGACACTAAACAATATCTTGTTACTTCAAAAAATCAACCATCTTATGAAAAAGCTAAAAGATTAATCTTGCAAGCAAAAAATCTTGAAAGAGCAGAAGACTTATATAGGCAGGCCCTATTTCACAAGTGGGTTTTTAATGACTGGAATACGTTTGACTGGAATACTCTGATTTCTTAGCTGTCCCAGGCCTCCCTTGACATTTTCCACCGTCACCTGTATAATGATACATAAGACTTAACCAATAAGGAGAACAAATGAAAAACGTTTATAAGAGCATTGTTGTTGCCGTAGTATTTGGAAACATCATTGCATTCCCAGTGGTAGCTTACAGCTTTCCTTGGGAAACCTATTTGATTGATCCAACACCTTACTACATCGTACAGTCAGGCTCTCTTGGATTGCTTATTGCTGCCTGCATCTTTGCCTATGAATGGGCTAGATATTCAGACAAGCCTTGGCTAAAAAAGGCTACTAGCCTAAAGCTAAAAACTAAAAATAAAACTAAGTAATGTGTATTTTGTCTTAATTTATGGTAAAATAGTAGTACCCCTTCGAGATGGATGTGTCTGTCTCAAGGGTTTATAACTTAATATAGGGAAACCACCCGCTAACGCTCAACGACCGAGTACTAACTACCAAGGAAAGGTAGGTCGCCAAATGAAAAGAAAAAGGTTCATAGCAATTGGTATGATTGCACTGCTTTTGACAAGTGGAACTGGAGTAGCTTTTGGAGCTATGATAGAAGCCACAGAGTCATCAAACATAGAACAACCAGTAACACAAGTAACAAAGCCAACACCAGTAATTGATTCTCCAGTAACAATAGAAGTTATCTTCTCAGGGCCAGTGAAGGCCCTAGAGCTGGCAGTTGGGCCAGTCCTGGCCTCAGATGCACCTCTAATTGGATCAGTAGATTGGATGGCTCAGCAGAAGGCAGAAAAGGATAAGCTTAAGTCCGATGCCGAGAAAAAACAAGATGAACTAGAAGCAGAGATTGCTAGGCTAGAGAAAATCGCTGCTGACACTAAAGCCCTAAATGAGACTCTTGTCTTGGTTAAAAAACAAATTGGAATAACTCCTTGGGTTTTTCAGGGATCTAACACACGATCCTGGGACTGCTCAGGAATGGTTCGTTGGACCTATGCTCACCTAGGTGTCGATCTAGAACACAGTGCCTCAAAGCAAAGACTGTCTGGAGCTATTGTCACCACTCCTAAGATTGGAGACCTTGTGTCTTTTAACCACCAAAGCTATGGCAGTGCCTACCATATTGGAATCTATATAGGTCCTGATGAAATGATACACGCAGGCGGCAAGCCAGGAGATAGGACTGAAGTTCGTTCGATAAAAGGCTGGGCTAAAGACAACGGCGGTAGCGAGATTACATATACTCGCATTATTGAAACCAATAACTAAAAGTTCGGCGGTAAATAGAAGACTCATGTCTTACTACATTACTCCGTAATGCTATTGACAAACATCCTAGTATACCGTATAATTGACCTATGAATAAAGAACAAGAACTTATATACCTATACAACGAACAGGTAAAAAACAACACCCTAAAAGCTATTAAAAAAGCTAAAGACGCTAAGGATAATTCTATGGAAAGTACCAAGAGAAGTTTAACTAAGACTATTAGCTGGGAGTTCGTACACCTAGTTATCATAGCAGGAGTAATCTACATACTCACAGGAGAATGGGAATATGCTACTTTTGGAGCACTTATCTACATCGCATGGGAAGCTCTAGCATACTTCATTCATGAACGTATCTGGGCTAAGTTTGTAAAGATCAAGTAGTATGTTTGCAACAGCCAAGAGAGACACACATATCAATCGAATGAGTGACTCAGATACTGAATTTGCTATTCCAGAAGGCAAATGGATGTTCCATATTACATCCCCAACTCAGGTCAAATATCTACAGCTAGGAGAGATCGCTGTCTGGGATATGACCACAGGTGGGGTATGTTATGGATATGCCAAAGACTGGGAAATATCACAATAGATAATTTTCGGGGGTATCAAATGATGGATCGTAATCCCTAGTATAAGATATAACCCCTAGTAGGAATACATGGTGGTTTTCCTGATATACTGGATACATGACAGTCCAGGAAATAATGACATACTTCGTAATCTTATTTGGCGTTTGTAGTCTCATATTGGCATATTTGAATAAACGATAGCCGACCATCCGAAGAGACAAATACCCCCAAATTTTATAGATCATTAATTTGTGTGAACGCACGAAAAATACCATTTTTACATCTTCTGGACTAACAAAATTAAAAGAATTTGTGTGTACACACGAAAAAGTTATACACATATTTGGTTAGTTATTAACATAGTTATCCACATATATATCTTACTGTGGATAATTCTATTTGGCTATTTGTGGATGATTGTGGAGAGATATGGGTAATGGGCCCCATTTATAGATGGGTCGTAATATTTTTTGGGGGCGGAGCCCCTAGCACACTTTTGTCAAATTGTCAATACCCAATATCAAATATCAAATACTGTATCTCAAATACCAAATACTCCTATCACATTTGCTCCAATTTGTCAAGTAAAAACATATAATAATATCCCCAATTTGGGATAAAATATTTGATAATCGTAATGTTATTTTAAGAAACATATCCCATATTTGGGGAAAAATCCAAAGGGTTCGTAATGTATATTATACTAGAGGGATTTGTTATCCAAGGTGTCTTCAATACCCTGGGAATCTGCAGCCTGCGGCTGCTGCTCCTGCCCCTCTGAAAAATTCGGGGTATATGTGAAGAGCTTAGATATACCACTAATAGCAGTAAAGGCAAACCATAGGTTAGTACCATAGTTAACATTAGGGTCTAGCTCTATTGGCATATTAGTGAAATGTGTGAAATATCTTCTTGGGCTCATATATTAATTATACCCCTATTTGGGGAAAAGATCCTTTGGATCGTAATCCCATTTTGGGGAAAAACATACTAGGATCGTAATCTTATTTGAGAAAATAGTATTTGACAATTTGGGAAAAATATGATAGGGATCGTAATAAACTTTCAGCGATTTTTTGGATAGGGTTCTTAATGATATTTGGTATTTGGTATTTGACAAAAAGATAGGTGCGCCCAGAATTGTACCCCCAGTTGGACTCGAACCAACACTGAATAGATTTTAAGTCTATCGCCTCTGCCATTGGGCTATGGGGGTGGAGGTGTTACCTCCTGTTAGTCATACCATTCGGAAGCGTCTAGCATTTCTTCCAAAGCCTCATACTCTTCGTCTGGAATGTTTAGTGCCTCAACAAATAAAGAATAAGTTTCTTCAACAAACCTAATCCCAATCTCTGTTGGCTTTGCTAACTCTTCTGTGAACGCATAAGAAAGTGGAAGACCGATGTCGTTATACTCCATAAAATCTTCTAACTGTTGGTCGCTACGATAGTTTAGCCAAAGGTCAGCTAGTATCTCGCACTTCTTAGAAAAGTGGTTCGTGGGCGTGTCTGACATCTATGTTCTCCTTCTCGAACTCTGCCGATTCTGCTATAAGCAATAAACGATTGTATGAAATTGTCGGTGCGTATCTTCCCAGATAAACACCAACTTCATCTAAATCTAATCTTACATCAGAAACGATTGTTGCTAACTTCAATGCTGCTTTCTCTTCTTCTGTTTTTGTTCGTCTTCTCATAGGCTCCTCATTATACCAGAAATGGGAGAGGGACACAAGCCTGAACCTGTGCCCCCCTTTTTCTCATTCACTGATTAGCGAGAGGAAACCCTAACCCCTTGCTTCAGTGCGGTAAGTGAGATGTTATCTACGAACTTACCATCCTTGCGTAGGACTACACGCTGACTCATACCATAGCGTGTATCCCAAGTCTCTAGGTATGGATAGGTTTTTGCTTTGCTCTTCTTTGCCATTTGGTTCTCCTAAGGGTTGTTGGTTATTATTAGTTTTTGTAGCTATTCAATTGTACAGTATTCAGTTGTGTTTGTCAAGTCCTAGAACAGAACTTCTTCTTTATATTTAGGAAGCATTTCAAAGATAAACTTTAGTCTATCTGAGAGTACCTCCCACTTCTCAAATATAAAGCCATCTAATCCATACCACGTATCTACCTCATTGTCAAAGTAGGGGTCGTTATCGATTAGAAACTCTTGTTCCTCTGGTGTCAGTTGGATCGGAACTGATACCTCTTCCGTCGTCTGGCCAGTGTATTCGTAGACATGTAGGTACCATGGGCCAAAGAACCTGTACTCGCCATCTGCGTCCAGCTGTTCTAGCTGATAGATGTTTAGGTCATAGATAAACTTAGTCTTATCTGCATTAGCATTCCTTTTGAATCTACCGTAACCTTTTGATTCTGGTTTAGTCGACATACTTGGTGATGTGTCCATTACCTTCACACTCCTCACAATCAGCTCTTCCGTATTCGCCATCTTCATAGCCTTCCTCTTTGTAGCATTCACACTCTACCTCAACTGATAGTAAAGCATAGTCGTCTTCGTTTTCCCAAGGTACCTCGGAAATGTAGTATCCCAATCTATTTACATAGTGGTATCCCGCACAGACTAGGTCTGACATGTCTCCTTGAAGCCAAGTCCAAACATACTTGTTATCATAATTAGATACAAACTCAACCTCTTCACCATAGGTCTCAAACATTTGCTGGTCAGGGTCATTGACAAGGTGGTTTTTTATGGGCTTAAACTTTTCTGCCCACTCATGCCAACCTTGGTATTCTGTGTATGGGGTTTCTGTCATTGGGCTTTTCCTTTGTATAGGTCTACGCCTAATCCTTTATTGTATAGTTGCTTACCGCAAAGGGAACAGTAGCCACCCCAGTTATAATGAAAGCACTTCTTACTCATCTGCTTCTCCTACCCAAATTTCACCTGTGTAGTTGAAAGAATCTACAGTAATAGGGTAGTGGTCATCCCACTCATCTTCTGCTTTTTCTTCTGCTTCTTCTTTTGAGTCAGCTTCGATTGTGATTTGTTCCCAGTTGGTGTATTCTTTTTGTACTTTGAAAGTAGGCATGTCATCTCCTAAGGGTTGGGGTTTGATAAATCAAGTATCTCACAATTCGGGAAAAAAGTCAAGCACTTCGTAAAGGTTTTTTATTAGATAACAAGATTGTTATAGTAGGGGGCGCACCCCTTTCGGGGCAAGAGATCACTCCCTTACAAACTCCTGCTCGCCTTCACATAAATTGCAGAATGGTGTGCAATCAAAGTTACCCTCATGGTTGGGGCATTCAACAATCATTTTTCACCTAGCGTATTGAAGTTGTTGCTATCATAGGGGTCAATCATAGCTTCCCAACTACCGTCAGGCAAATCAGCGTGTTGTTCCATAGCTTTCTCAATAGCTTCATCTTCACTTGTAGCTTCTACCCAGTAAGCAGCCGAATACTCTACCTGCCAAGTCTTTAGGTCTGTGCTTGTTAGTTTCATCATTTGAAGAACCTATCTATCTCATCATTGGTTAGGGATTCTATTCTAGCACTACCCTCCGACATTATGTTGGCTAGGGCCGCCTTGAAGAACTGTTCGTCATCAAGACTAAGGTTATCCTTGATAAACTGAACATCAGTTGCTATGTCGCCTGTTAGGTGTTTAGTATCTAGATTATCAAACATTAGTCGTCCAACTCTGCTAGGTTTCCGTCTTTGCCTTCTACCAATCCTGTTGCGATTAGGATTTCTCCATTGTCCTCTTCACCAAATACAGCGTTAGGTAGGATTTCTAGGATTTTGCTCATTAGTTCATTCATTGTCATTTTCATTTCTCCTTATGCGTTAGCAGTTTCCCATTGGGCTAGGTATTCTTCATCACTTGGCAGGGTATCAAGGTCATACTCAACAACCTTGTCAGCATAGGTAGTAATAAACTTGTTAGTGCTAAAGTCTACCTCATAGATACCCTCACAAAATAGGGTGTCGTTCCTAAACTCACTATTGTCAATCATCTTGATAATGTCAGTAGCATTGGCAACTGCCTCTAGAATACCAATACCTGTATCCCTGGTTAGTCCTGGCATTGCTTTTTGTGCTACGGTTGGGTCATTGTCATCGTGCTGGAAAGTTTCCCAAATAACATCTGATTCTTCATCATCAATAAACTGGACAAGGTCTAGCTTTACATTTAGCAAAGTTTGATTGTATTTGTCTCTCAAGAACTTTAGGGCTTCGACACCTGAATAGCTAGGGTAGCCATCCCATTGTCCGTATAGAGCAATCTTTGTAGTGCCTTCTAGATTCTTTACTACTGTTAGGTTTCTGGTTCCCATTTGGGGTTCCTCTCTGTTTGTTGTTATAAGTATAAGGCTAACCACCGACAAAAGTCAATAGAATTCGGGAAAAATCTTAGGATCTTCGTAAAGACTTTTAGCAAGATAACTATACTATTATTGGTTTGCGCCCCGAAATGGGAGGCAGTTTATTCTCATGCCTAGGAGTTTTGGGTTATGCCATTACACTCTGAACAATTCTCATCAAACGATTCTTCTCTGCGTTGATGACTGGGTCAAAACCAGAAGCACCCGCAAGAATTGTTTCTGTGTTTCCCTTGCGACCTGCTCTGTGCCAGTCTAGTCTTTCAGTAAGAGCGTTCAATGCTCCCCAAGCCGTTCCGCTAATTGTGTTATTGAAATCACCAACATAGATGTCGTTGATAAGGTCAATCTTGTTAGCGTGTTTGGTGAGTGAAACTTTCTTAGCGTCATCCTTTGGCATTGGATAAGCTAGCTCAACAATCTTGTCAAACTGTGCCTTAGTAATTTCAGTTTCAATCATGGCACTTGCCATTTTGTCAAACTCATCCATGTATTGGTTAGCCAATCCAAGAGCCTCACGAGCAACAGCAACTTTACCCTGTGCTGTCTGTGTGTGGCGAATCTTGAAGGACTGCTTGACAGAACCACCACGACCACGATTACCAAGAGCTAGGTTTAGAGTGTTAGCACATACAACACGAACTGGTGTGATACTTGCTTGAATAGCAATAGAGCCGTCATGAGATGTGTTTACAAGAAGATAAGTGTTTATCTTGTCTGACACTCCGTTAGGGTCAAGAACTGTTTCACGCTCAAGAGCCAAGGCACCGAATACAACACGACCACCCTTGATAGAGCCAGCAGTTTCCCAACGACCACCATTGTCTAGCAGGTTGTCTGCGAAATCAAACAAGTCCTCATTCTGGAGAGGAACATAACGCTCACCAACAACACCTAGAACATCCTTGTTGCCTAAGATGAATGGGTTATCTCTAACGACAAAAGAATAATTCTTGTCTGAACTAAACTGGTTAGGAATCTCTACATCTTCCAAGCGAACATCCCAGTTGTTTAGTTTAGCTTTCTTCAACATTTGAGCTGTTGAAACTTCTTCTGTGAAGACCTCGCCTAGACCATGCCAAGCTGGCTCCCTGAATGAAGCAAATGCGGTTTCTCCGTTTACTGATTCTAGCAAATGTGCCATGTTTTCTACTTTCTTTAGGGGTTGTTTATTATAGTCTTATTTTACACCCAACCACCGACATTGTCAAGACTGGGTTTATTTTGGGGCATTCTTAATAGCCTTCGTAAATGGATCCGACACGCCCGACGGGGCGCAAAAAGATGGTGGCCAGATTTACGTCATGGCCAGGACGGTAGTACATTCCAGAAAGGAAGTAAGGGAATGCACTACAATTCTTCATCCTCATTTTCGTCATATCCATTGCCTTCAAACTGACTAACGACGTCTACAAAACCTCGCTCATCAGAATAAACAGCATTGATAAATCTTAGGCCACACGAGCCTTGAAACCACTCAACAACTTTATTGCTCATCTCTCTTGGTGTCAGCTGGTACGACGTCAGTAGACTGTCTGGGTCATTTGCATCACCATAGCCATACTCACGCATGAGGTCAACCTGTTCGTTATCCATGAGGATGTAAATTTTGTGACATGTGTCGAATGCAATACCTTTAGCTTCATCAGTGAACTCATCGATTAGATAGGTGTCTAGAGTATCCAACATTAGCCCTCCCACTCAGTTAGGTCCTTGTTGTTGAATACTGCCTCAACATACTCATACCTGGAGTTATCGCCTAGCTCACCTAGGGTTTCCCACTGCTGCAAGGTAAGTGCACTGCTATCAAACATAAGCAGGTCCGCTTCCGCTCCATAGTTTCCGTCATAGGATACGTAGCCAACGTTTCTTATTGTGTCATAAGACATTTGTTTTCCTTTCGTTTCTTGCTTCTATTGTACAGGGACCTACCGACATTATCAAGGGTTCTTAAAGGTGTTTCTTAAAGATGTTATCAATCTGTTATAAAGTGCGCCCCCCTTTGAGTCCCCCGCAGTATTTGTGATCTTACGATCTTCAGCTTTAGAGGGGGAAGGGGAAGCAGTTTCACAACTTGCTCAGGTTGCTTCGGGCGTTTTCCTTGTCAAAGCAAGGCTTGTTCCCTAAGTTAGATAAGGTCAATAACGGCAGAATAAGAACTTGCCGAAACTTCCTCTTGGCTTGTCATCTTTAGAATACGAAGATTACGCTCTAAGACTTCTTTGCGTGTAGCATACTCACGACCAAAATAAGTTTTCTCATTTGGTCTTGCTGGCTCTACGGGTTTCGCTGGTAGTCCAAGTGCCTCAACATCAAAATCAACAGAAATGTTTCCGTTGTATCCTCTTGATACACGAACTAATGAGCCGTGTTCTGTTCCAACATTACTTGGGTCTGACATAGCCTTGATAGCGTGAGCAACAATGTCTAGGTCATACTGCTTGATTTCTACTTCATACTGCTTACGCTTTTCAGCATACTCAGCAATAGCAACATCTATCTTAGCAATAGACTGCTCTACATCTGCGATTAGTTTTGCGGTTGGGATTTTTACTGACAGGGTTCTTGCCATAGTTTATTACTTCCTTTTCTTGATTGGGTTTATTGCTTTGTTATTGTATCATTAGCCTACGACATTTATTGAGTGGTGGCAGGGGGTTTCTAATAGACTCTGATTATCCCTTTTATGTAGCCTAACGCCACCAGCAATAAACTAGATTACTTGCTTACAGTAGTCCAGCGAGGCTGTCCATTTACATCTAGGCGAACACGGAACGAGCCGTTCTTGTTCTCCTTGACTTCCTGAATTGTGCCTACTACGCCAGACTTAGCAGTAGTGAACTGTGAGCCAACAGTTAGAGTGTTTTCCATTTTGCTTCCAATCACCTAGCAGGGCTAGGATTTGTCTATTTGATTACCAACTTTTGTTGATAACTTATTCTCTCACAAAAAAAGTCATTTGTCAATACCTTTTTGATAACATTTTGATAACAACTTTTCGTATTGCTTTTGGTCTTTCTTTGTGATGTTTCTATTATAGCCCCACCCACCGACATTTGTAAGTCTTTTAGCCGCATTTATTTATAACAATTCGGGGGAAAAATTGTTATCTTCTTAAACTTGACAAAGGATCAAGAAGGTGCGCCCCCTTTCGGGGTAGCTTACTCTCTAATCAGCAACATTGCGAGAACGAAAGCTATCATTAGAACGTGAATACCCTGCATCAGTCCTCGTCTTCGTCTGTGTGATAGATTTCTGACAACCAAGCGTCAAGTCTGAGGGACTCAATAGCTTGTGAGGCGAATACCCAATCTTCACCATTTCTAAACTGAACGCCTTCTGGCAACTTGATTACCTTGGCATACTCTTCATCATAGTAAGCGTCAATAGCTGCGATAGCTACTGGTATCATTACCTTTGGAATTGGTGGATAACAGTTAGTAGCAAAGTGAATTGCCAACTGGTCTGATAGGGTTAGGTCTGTATCTGTAAGTCCAACTGCTGTTGCGTATCCCATTTCTATTCTCCTTCTAGAGTTTCTACTTCACAATCACAATACTGAATCATTAGTTTACCATCTACCACCGACACCATACCAAACTCATTACAAGTGTCGCAAAAGTGTATGCTTAGTTGTCCTAACATTACTTTACCTTTACCCATTCCATTGCTACACGCAATAGGTTGTCATAGTCGCCAGACATAGAGTCTGTTAGGTATTGCTCAATTTCTTCCTTGCTTGCTCCAGCTTTTTTGAGGGCAGACTTGACGGCTCCCATTACGGCAAAAGCATTTCCATCATTACCTGATAACTGAACTGATACGGCATACTTTGACATTACTTTACCTTTCTTGTTGAGGGGTGTCCTGCCTGAATAGCATAACATCTGCCACAGACATTTTTGAGGGCAT